GCAAACCCTCGGCCCACAGAACCCGTTGGTCTCTATTCAGCAGTATTACCAAACGCTCACACAGATCATCGAACTGGCTGGGTTTAAAGACCCAGCCAGATTCTTCACCGACCCATCGACGTATATGGCACCGCCACAGGAGCCGCCAAAACCAGATCCCAACGAAATGTTGGCTCAGGTGCAGATGGAATCTATACGCGCAGACATTCAGAAGAAATCGGCAGAACTTGATCTACGCCGAGAGGAAATGCTGCGCACTGATGATCGGTTGAGAGACAAGGATGAGGTCGAGACGTTACTCAAGGTCACTGAGCTTGAAGCGAAGTACGGCACTCAGGTTGATGTCGCTGAGATCAAGGCTCAGACCGACAGAGAGCGCGAATTATTGAGGGCTGCACAGAATGGCCAACGATGATTTCGGCTCACAGATACAAGTTTTTCTGCACGACCCGCTCATGGATGAAGTCATCGAAAGCATGGAGCGAGAGATGTTTGAAGAGTGGGCGCAGGAGCAGACCGCGAATAGACGCGAAGAACTTTATTGGGAGCTGCAAGGTATGCAGCGCTTTTTTAGGAGGCTACGCGCCCACGTGGATAACGCGAGCATAGATGCGAGAAAACGCAAATGAGTGAACAGCAATTGAACATCCCTGAAGGGGGTCTCGACCTGCGCAGTGCTGCGGCATTGCTGGTTGAAAAGTCTGATGGCAATCGTGAAGGCGATAACGCTGAAGAACCAAGAGAAACCGAGTCAGAGGCGTTAGCCGATGGCGAGGCTTTAGTAGAGCAATCCTTTGAGGAACTTGAAGAAGTCGAATTGCAAGGTGATGAAGATAGTTACGAGGAAGCTGAAGAAGTCGAAAGGTTCATCGTCAAAGTAGACGGTGAAGAAATAGAAGTAGACATAGACGAGCTGACCAAAGGCTACTCACGCCAAGCGAGCTACACAAAGAAGTCTCAAAAACTAGCCGAAGAGTCTAGGGAATTTGAGGCGCAACGCGATGCAGTCTTGCAGGAGCGAGCAGTTTACGCGGATTTGTTAGGAAAGATGCAGAACCGGATTCTCAGCGAGGATGCGGTACAAGAACCTGATTGGGACGCGCTCTACGACGAGAACCCCATACAGGCGAGCAAGCAGAAGTATCAGTGGGATAAGGCTCAGAAAAATAGAGAAGTTCAGCTAAATAAAATATCAGCAGAACAGAATCGTTTATCTCAAGAGCTGAAGAACCAGCAGTCAAAGGTCATGCAAGAGATTGTTGCCGAAGAGACCAACAAGGTGCGCTCAGCGATATCTGGTTGGGACAGCGATGAAGGCTTCAAGAAAGGCGCTACCGAGCTGCGTGAATGGCTCATCGACTTCGGAATGGAAGAAGATGATGTGAACGCAATGGTTAAGTCTAAGCATGTAGAGGTTGCTGAGATGGCGCGTAAGTACGCGCTTGGTCAGACGAAAACCAAAGACCGCCCCACCACCACTCGTACTGTTAAAGCTGGATCATCCCGAAGAACAAAAGCAAATCCTAAATCGAAAGCTACTAAGGCTCTGGGGCAAAGATTGCAAAAGAGTGGCCGCTTACAAGACGCGGCTGAACTAGCAAAACTTTTGGACCTTTAGGAAAATACAATGGCCATTATAAGCAACACTTACACCCGCTATAGCGCGGTAGGCATCCGTGAGGAATTAGCAGATGTTATCTACAATATCTCACCCCAAACCACGCCCCTCGTTTCTAACATTGGAAGCGACAGCGTATCAAACACATTCTACGAGTGGCAGACTGACAGTTTAGCTTCGGCGGCTGCAAATGCTCAAATCGACGGGGATGACCTAGCCAGCTTTACGGCGACTACCCCTACTGTTCGATTGGGTAACTACACTCAGATCATGCGCAAGGATTTCATCATCGCGGATAACTTGGAAGTTATCGACAGCGCTGGTGGTGCGAACACTCGTGCATACAATCTTGTGAAAGTCGGCAATGAGCTGAAGCGCGATATTGAGTTCAATATCTGCGGCGTCAACCAAGCGGCGGTAGCTGGTTCAACCAGTGCTGCGCGTAAGGGTGCATCTCTTTCCGCTTACATCAAGACCAACACGAGCAAAGGCACAGGTGGTGCTGATCCGACCGTATCAGGCGGCGTTGTAAACGCAGCTCGTACAGACGGCACTCAGCGTGCGTTCACCGAAACCATGCTCAAGACCGTTCTACAGGCTGTGTTCACCGAAGGTGGTGACCCGTCGATGGTCATGGTTGGGCCTTTCAACAAGACGCAAGTCAGCAGCTTCACAGGTATCGCATCACAGCGTTACATGGCTCCTGGCGATGCCCCCACAACTATTATCGGTGCGGCTGACGTATACATTTCCGACTTCGGAAGTGTCTCAATCGTCCCGAATCGTTTTAGTCGTGAGCGCGATGCATACGTTCTTGATCCTGATCTTTTGTCAATGGCGATTCTGCGAAACATCCAGAATGTTGAGCTGGCCAAGACAGGTGACGCACACAAAGAAATGGTGATCTACGAAGGTTCTTTGCGTGTCGATCAAGAGGCAGGTCTGGGCATCATCGCGGACTTGACCACTTCATAACGAATAGGGATTGAGATGGCTGAATGGAAGAAAACCCTTGAGTACGACCCTCTAACCAAAACCGAAACGGTTTTTGGTTATGAGGAATCTAGCTCTGGGCGTGAGTCTGATGACTCGGTAGTGATTCAAACCAAGACCGACGTTACGGACATCATTGAATCCAATAAGCGCCAGTTCAATGAGACTGATCGACATCAGTCTCATGGGAGCTGGTCGAAGGTCGCCTCAATCCCGCTCGTTTTGCTGCATGAGTTAAAGCAGAAAGGAATCTTGAACGATCAGAAAGCACTCAAGAAGTGGTTGAACGATCCTGATAACCGACACTTTCGCACCAGAGGCAGTAGGCTCTAATGGCAATCACAACGTACAGTGAGCTTCAATCTTCGATAGCCGATTGGCTAAATCGGGATGACCTTACAACGGTCATCCCTGATTTTATTCGTTTAGCTGAAGCCCAGTACAATCGTTCGATTCGTCATCGCAAGATGATTACGCGATCAAACGCAACGATTGACAGCAGATACTCTGCCACTCCTGCGGATTGGATTCAGACCGTTCAGCTAATCTTGCTGACTGATCCTGTGCAGACGCTGGACTATGTGTCTAGCGAGCACATCAACGATAAGCGTGCCGCCAGCAGTGCTGGTGGTCGCCCTACTTGTTTTACCCATGTGGGTGAAGAGATCGAGGTATACCCCGCCCCAGATTCTAGCTACACCGCTGAGCTGTTGTATTACGCGACGATACCCGCGTTGTCTGACAGCAATACCAGCAACTGGTTGTTGTCACTGTCTCCTGACATCTACCTGTACGGCGCTTTAATCCAAGCGGGGCCATACCTTCGCGATCCAGAACAACTCAATACATTTGCCGTGCTGTATCAGCGCATGGTCGATGACATGAATATCTCTAACGAAAGGACGCGGGGCCAGACATCCACTCGGATGCGCATCCCTGCTTTTGGGTAATTAAATGGCTTTTACTGATTATCTTGAAAATAAATTAGTGGCGCATACGTTCTCAAACACTGCGTTCACTAGCCCAACCACTGTTTATGTTGCGTTGTATACGGTTGCACCCACAGACAGCACGACGGGCACTGAAGTGTCTGGTGGCGGTTACGCTCGACAGAGTGCGGCGTTCACCACCACAGGTAACGCAGCAACCAACGCAAGCGCGATTGAGTACGCAACCGCTACCGGCAACTACGGCACCGTAGTAGCCACGGCTTTGCTAGACGCGTCTAGCGGAGGTAATATGTTAGCGTTCGCAACCCTTAGCGCAAGCAAGACGATCTCCACAGGTGATGTGTTTCGCATCCCTGCCGGTGATCTCGACATTACGCTTGATTAATGAGTCAAGGTTGGGGCAATGGTAGCTACAACTCTGGTCGTTATGGCGTTTGGAGCTATAAGGATGGCGCAGCGTATATCGCGGCGACTTCATCGTTTAGCGCAAGCGCTGAGCGCGTGCAGAATGCGGCTGCAACTATCTCTGCCAGCTCAACGGTCACTGCAAGCGGTCAACGCATTGCGTTGGGCGCTGCAACGATTGCAGCGTCTAGTGCATTCACAGCTACTGCAACGCGAATACAGAACGCTTCCGCTGTCATCAGCGCATCTAGCTCGTTTACGGCAGCAGCCGAGCGCATCCAACTTGGTTCAGCGGCGATTGCAGCAACAAGTGCTTTCACCGCTAGTGGACTCGTTATCAAGGATGGTGCAGCCACTATCTCGGCAGCTTCATCGTTTACAGCGTCTGGTCAAAGAATCGCTACGGGTCAAGCGGCCATTGCCGCAAGCAGTAGTTTCTCAGCATCAGCGCAAAGAATTCAAAGCGGCTCAGCAGCCATCAGTGCATCAAGCACTGTGGCTGCGGCGGGTCAACGGATCGGCACTGGCTCAGCAGTTATCGCAGCAAGTTCTGCATTCACTGCGTCAGCGAATGTCGTTATACGCGGAGCGGTTACGATTGCCGCATCCTCAACATTTACAGCGTCAGCAGGAAACATCCAATCAGGAACTGCGACGATCATCGCAACAAGTGCCTTCACAGCATCCGGTCGAGAAAAGTGGGAACCAGAACCCAGCGCCTCGACAAGCTACACGAAACAAGCAGCAGCGAGCACGACTTACACACAACAAGCCAGCGCCTCAACGAGCTGGCAAAAAGCTGCATAGGTAGAACATGGCTGACACATTCGATTCAAGACTCAAGCTAAGACTTCAAGAGTCAGGGGCCAATAGTGGTCAATGGGGTACGCTACTTAATCAGACCGTTACTAACATA